GGCATCAACGCCTTGGGTTACTTCTCAAAAGATTGGTGGAGCTGCAACTGATTTGATCAAGTTCCATACACTTTCTCACGGTATTCATGCAAACTATGAAGTAAAGGTTGGTATTGCAAACGTCCGTCCAGCTGGCACAATCGCTGGTTCTGAGTATGGTGACTTTGATGTGGTAGTTCGTTTTGTAGATCAATCGAAGCTTCCACAAACACCATTCACAACAGAAGATGAAGATCTTCGTCCAAATGTAGTAGAACAATTCAAGTGTAATCTTGATCCTAATTCATCTAGATACATTTCTCGTGTAATTGGCGATAGATACATCACAATTACAGACGAAGGTAAGGTTGTTGTAAACGGTGATTATTCTAATAAGTCAAAATATATTCGTGTTGAAGTAACAGAAGCCGTAAATAACGGTGGTGTTTCCCCTAACCTCGTACCATTTGGATTCCGTGCTCCTAAGTCACCAATTCCATTGAGTTCTGGTGGTGTTGGATTCACACAACCAAGTGCAGCAACTTATGTAGCATCACAAACAGCTGGTGGTGCTTATAACCGTCGTGTGTATTTTGGATTCAATTACGATTTTGCTACAACTGATAACTTCAATTATCTCCGTCCACTGCCAGTTGATTCATACTTGACAACCGGTTCAAACGTAGACTTCTATCTTGGCGATTACAATCAGGCAGCTGGTGCAAACTTCCCATCATCCGCGACGGGATATAGCTCATCAATTGACCTAACTGTAAATACAGCAATTGATACACGTAAGTTCATGCTTCCATTCCAGGGTGGATTTGATGGTCACAAGCCAAATCTTCAAAAGAAAGTTGGTACACATATAGTTGCTGCTAATACACAAGGATTTGACATCTCATCAACTTCAGCTGATGGATATGTATCATACAAGAAGGCAATTGATGCGGTATCTAACCCTGATGAATTTGACATCAATATGGTTGCTACACCAGGTGTTGTTCACTCACTTCATTCACCAATTACAACATACGCTAAGGATGTTTGTGAAGACCGTGGTGATGCTTTCTATGTGATGGACTTGGTTGGTTATAATGATAACATCAACACTGCTGTCTCAACAACAGAAGGATTCGATTCTAACTATGCTGGAACATACTATCCGTGGGTTAAGATTCTTGATTTCGATAGAAACAAGCCAATTTGGGTTCCACCATCAGTTGTTCTTCCTGGTGTTATTGCATTCAATGACCGTGTTGCCGCTGAATGGTTCGCTCCTGCTGGTTTGAATCGTGGTGGTCTTACAGAAGTTATCGAAGTGAAGACACGTCTAACACACGCTGAACGTGACCAACTATATGAAGCACGTATCAACCCAATCGCAGTATTCCCATCAACAGGAGTATGTGTATGGGGTCAGAAGACACTTCAAGGTCGTCCATCTGCTCTTGACCGTATCAACGTTCGTCGTCTCTTGATTGCAGCTAAGAAGTTCATCGCATCTGCTACACGTTACCTTGTGTTCGAACAAAACACAACACAAACACGTACACGATTCCTGAACATTGTTACTCCATATCTTGAGTCAATCCAACAACGTCAAGGTCTTTATGCCTTCCGTGTTATCATGGATGAGTCGAACAACACACCTGACATCATCGACCGTAACATTCTTTATGGTCAATTGTACCTACAACCTGCTAGAACTGCTGAATTCATCATTCTTGACTTCAACATTCAATCAACAGGTGCAGCATTCCCAGGTGCCTAATGAAATAAACGGGGGGAGTTGAAATATACTCCCCCAATTTTTTCTGAAGGTAACTATATTTATATGAAAGAGATTTTTAAACTTGGAGAAATAAATGGCTGAACTACTCGATCCTACCGAAATATTTTTTACCCCATATGAACCGAAACTTGCCAACCGGTTTATCATGTATATTGAAGGTGTCCCTGCTTATCTTATCAAGGGTGCGGGTAGACCAAATATTACATTCAACCCAATTACACTTGACCACATCAATGTCAAGCGTAAAGTAAAGGGTAAGGGTGAATGGCAGAACGTATCTATCAAGTTATACGACCCAATCGTTCCATCAGCTGCTCAAGCAGTCATGGAGTGGGTTCGTCTATCACACGAGTCTGTAACAGGTCGTGATGGTTATTCTGACTTCTATAAGAAGGACATTACATTCAACGTCCTTGGTCCAGTTGGTGATAAGATTGAAGAATGGACACTGAAGGGTGCATTTATTGCAGGAACAACTTTCGGTGATATGGATTGGTCAACAGATAACTTCGTAGAAATATCTCTTGACTTGGCTTATGATTACGCCATACTTCAGTTCTAGTTTACTACGACTATACAATCTTATACAGAAAATTGTATAGTCATTTGTAAGTTTGAGAAAAATTCCCTATATTTATTAGTAAAGATACTAAACAATATAGGGATTTTTCATTATGCAAACATTCAAATGTCATTTATGTGAGAAGGAATACGATAACTACACCAGTATTTCTCTACATTATCGTAAGTCGCATGAGATTCCATCGGAGGTTGTTAGAAAGCTGGTATACAATAATGGTGAAGACCCACTGTGTAAATGTGGATGTAGGGAAATTGTATTATGGAATTACAGAGAAGAAAAGTTTAACGATTTCAAACAGGGTCATTACGTTAGGACAACGGGCGGATTTTATTCGCCGGATGGTGCTCGTAAATCGGGAGAAACTCGAAAAAGGAGATATGCATCTGGTGAAAAAGTACATCATCACACTGGGAAAAAATTAGAGGAGATAGTTGGGAAAGATCGGGCAACCGAATTGAAAAATTCTCTAAAAAATAACATAGACCGAAAACAGAAAATTTCCGAATCTTTGACTGGCAAACCAAAATCCCCTGAACACCGTGAACAGATGAAAAAACAACTTGCCATCAACCGAAGAGAACGACTAACATCAGGTAAAATGTCTAAACCAGAACGTCTAATGCAAGATATGCTAGAATCTCATAGTATAGAATGTATCTATCAATATGAGTTATCAGGATTCTTCTATGACTTTTACATTCCAAGTAAGAATACCCTCATCGAAGTAGACGGAGACTTCTGGCACTGTAAACCTGGTACAAAACACGAAATCCCTATTATGAAGGAACAAACCAAGAACGTGGTAAATGATAAAAAGAAAACCGCAATCGCCTACTCAAAAGGATACACCCTCCTCCGTTTTTGGGAATCGGATATAAATGAAAACCCAGTTTATATTCTTGAAACCCTCATAGAAAATTTACTCTAACACATATTTATTTATACGAACAATATTGTTTCATTTAGTTATAGGATTTAGTTATGTCACAAGTATCAACCGGATACAATCTCCCAAAGACAGCTATGGAGATGACCGACGAAGAATTGAAAGCCAATTTGATGGCAGACTATAAACAAACGTCAGTCAAGAAATCAAACTTCCCAACAGAAATTGTACCACTCCCATCGAAGGGATTATTATACCCAGAGGAACATCCACTTGCTAGTGGTAATATTGAGATGAAGTATATGACTGCTAAGGAAGAAGACATTTTGACCTCACAAAACCTCATCAAACAAGGTGTTGTTTTAGATAAGTTGTTTGAATCACTTATCATCACTCCAATAAATTACGGTGATTTGTTTGTTGGTGACAAGAATGCAGTCATGGTTGCTGCTAGAATTTTAGGATATGGAAAAGATTATGTAGTTGAAGTTGACGACCCGTTTTCACCTGGTACAAAACAAAAAGTTACAATTGACCTGACTCAAATAGAACACAAGGAGGTGGATTATTCTCTATTCGAGCATCGAAAAAATGAATTCGATTTTGAACTACCACAGTCAAAACGGGTTGTCACTTTTAGACTAATGACTCATAGTTTAGACAAACAAATACAGACGGAAATAAAAGGTATGAACAAAACAACTGTTCGTACCGGTATTGACAGAGAACTAACAACTCGTTTGAAAAATCTGATAATTGCAGTCGATGGTGAATCTGGTCGTGCTACCATAAATAATTTCGTTGATAATGAGTTGTTTGCGATGGATTCTCGTGCTCTTCGTACTTATATGAAGGAAATATCCCCTGACCTTGATATGACGTTTACATTTATTTCAGAGGCAACTGGGGAGGTAAAGGAGATGGACATTCCAATGGATGTTTCATTTTTTTGGCCTGGGAACTAATTATAAACTAGGATTACACGAAGAGATATTCTCTTTATGTTATCATGGTAAAGGCGGTTTTACATGGGATGAGGTTTATTGTCTACCAATACACTTGAGAAGATTCTATATCCAACAAGTAATAAAGGCAATAGAAGAAAAAAACAAAGCGGAAAGTGCAGAATACAGCAAAACAAAACGTTCGGTTCCAAGTTTTTCTTCTTCACCTAAACGATAATATTTGGGGTTTACATATTTATAGGTATGTAAACCCTACTTTTTTACGGAGGAAATGATGTCAATAACAAAATCAATAATGGATGCAGTCGTAGATTTTATCGTAAAACGAAAAGTAAACCAGTTAGAAAAAGCTTTTCGTTCAAACAAAAAATTAGTTGGACATATTCGTGATATGTACAAAGCATACGACGCTATAGAAAAGAATATAGATGATTTTTGTAAGAAATATCCAAAGGCTTGTAAAGATGCAGAAGAAAACCGTAAAAATTTTAGAGTATAATCGGTTCTACTAAATGCCTCCTCGAAGTACAGATAATACACAGACTCCTAATCAGAATCAGCCGCAACAGACTACACAGTCTGATGCGACTCTTTCTGCTATGCAAAAATATAAATCAATTCAAGACAAAATTTTACAAACAGAACAGGAGATTGCAAATCTCAGATCACGAACTCCGAGTAGTCTAATTGAACAACTTCGAATCGAAACTGATATAAATGAACGCCAAAGAAGAAGACTAACTGAATTACAAGAACTTAGGGACACCGAAAGAGAAATATCATCAATATTAGATGATGAAGAAAATACCGAAAAAAGTATATTAGATATAGTAGAAAAAAGACGCAGTAACCAGTCTGAAGTAAAGGATTTGACACAATCTGTTCTATCAAGTATGAGAGAACAGAAGTATGAAATCATGGAAATTAGTGACGTTGGTAGAAAAGTCACTGAAAATATGAAGGCCACTTCTGGTTTTGCTACAAGTTTCGGTAATATTCTACAACAGGTCAACAATGAATTAGATGGAGGGGCAAACTTTTCAAATCAATTTCTTGACACCCTCCAAGAAACAAATAACGTTCGTGAAGAATACCGTAATCTTGAGAGAGAAATAGCCGATGGTGCAAAAGAAGCTGCCCAGGGTAAATACGATGGTAAAAAAGTGGAAGAAGATCTGGCAAAGAAGACAACCAAACTTCGTATTGATGAAGAAGCTTATCAAGATAAAACCAAAGAGTTCTTAAAAAATATGCAAAATATGACATGGGAACAGATCCGAGATAAGCAGACAGAACTAGACCTTGAAAGAGAAGCATTAAATTCAAGACAAGTTTCACTTGACGCAATGACCGAGCAAAACAAGTTGATGGGTGAGACTTCTAAAACTGCAGAAAAAACTTTGGGTGTTCTTGATAAGATAACAAGTGGTGACTTCAAAGGGGCATTACTACAGAAATTTGGTCTCGATGACATAAACTCCCAACTAAAAGAAAAGGTCGGTGGTGCATTAGTAAATACTGTAAAGGCATTCAAGGCCGGGGACTTGAAAGGGGCTATCTCGGAAGCGGGTAAGGGCATCAAGGGTATTCTCGATATGGCCGGTAAATTGACAATGGCACTCGGTATAGGTGCATTATTCATGTTAGGTAAATTCCTTCTCGATTCATTTGGTAAGTTGGACAAAGAAGTATCTCAGTTAGGTAAAGACTTCGGTATAAGTAAGAATGAGGCAAAAGAACTCCACCACGCCGCAGTTGACGTTGCAAATGAAATGAAAGTTACTGGAATACATTCGGAAGAAATTGCAAAGAGTCTAAAAACAGTTAGTGACAACCTTGGTGGTGCAGATATTGCAGGAAAATTTGCAGCTGGTGATAAAAAAATTGTTCAGATGGTGAAAGATACTGCACTTCTTACCGAGAAGTTTGGAATGAGTGGGGAAGAAGTCGCTGGTATGAATAAAAATGCTGCGATTCTTGGAATGTCCGTCGGAGAAGCAAGCCAAATGGCAGTCACGCTTGGAGATGGTATTTATAATGCAAAAGATTCCATGAAAATCCTTTCGGGTATACCGGCAAATATCGTCTCTTCAATGAAAAGTATGCCTAAGGCATTGATGAATACTGCAATTCAAGCAAAACTACTCGGTATGGATATGCAAAAAATTGCCGATATTGGTCGAAAGAGTTTAGATATAGAAAGCTCACTCGAAGCGGAAATGGAGGCACGAGTTCTTACCGGAAAAAATATAAACTTGGACAAGATGAGAGCTGCTGCACTTGACGGTGATCAAGAAACGGTCATGAAAGAGCTTCTAAATGCTGCTGGCTCGATGGATGACTTTAACAAGATGAATGTTGTTCAGAAAGAAGCACTTGCAAAAGCTGCCGGTATGGAAGTAGAAGAGATGGCAAAGATGTTGGGTAAACAAGAAGAATTGAACAAAGCCGGATTGTCTCAAAAACAACTACAAGAGCTACAGAAAGAAAATGCATCAACATTAGCTGGTATAGCTGCTTCAACCGCTGATAAAGATAAAAAAGCATATCTTGAAAAGTTGGCTGCTGAAAAGAAATCTGAGGAAAATGCCGCAGCATTCCAAAGTTTGATGAAAAGAATTCAAGAGGTTGCCGTAAAATTACTAGACCCTATCTTGGATATGGTTGATGGTCTTATGCAAGGCGGTGATGGGGCAGCTGCAATGGATGGAATACTAAATGGAGTCAAAGGAACGGTTAGTGTAATAAAACCTATTATTGGTGCTATAGCAGCAACAATAGGTTATATCATAAAACCATTAACTTGGATACTTGGATTGTTCGGAGATTCTCAAGAACAAACTCAACAAATAGCGCAAACAACTGGAAAGGTTGGAGATAGTGTACAAGAAGTAACCAATCAAGTAAAACCACTTACAGCTGGATTTGGAAATGTTCTCACTGCTGTTACCGCGATAGGTGGATTCTTTGCAGGAAAGGCTATTCTTGGTAAAGGTCTTGATATGCTCAAGGGCAAGGCAAGTGACTTGGGTTCAACTATTATGTCAAAAGTAGGCGGCCCACTTGGTAAAATAGGTGGTAAACTCTTTGGCGGTGGTAAAAAAGAAGAAGCTGGTGGAGCCGGTGGAATTGGTGGCGCCGGAGATAAAGCATCAGTTGGGGAAGCAGAAAAAGGCAAGAACATGGTATCGGGAATACTCGATAAAATGAAATCAATTATTGATTCTATAAAAGGTGTTGTTCAGTCTGCTATTGGGTTTGTTAGAGATGTTGGTAAAGATTTACTTGCAACATTAAACGATGTTGTTAAGGGTATAGGTGATATTTTAAAAACAGGCGCCGATATTGTTGTTAACGTTGGAACAAAACTCGCAGAAGGTGCAATGAAGATTTTAAACATTATTATGAAAGGTCTTGCACAAGCAGCGGCAACTCTTCCTGGTATTATGGCATCACTCGGCTCAGCCGTTGTTGCTTTTTTTACGCCAATGGCAGCATTAATTGCCCCACCCGTACTACTTGGTATAGCTGTGTTTACTGCGGCTATGATAGGACTTGGGTTTGCGTTTAAGATGTTGGGTGAAGGCATCGGCGCAGCTGCACCTGGCATAACTGCATTTTTTGACGGAGTTGGAACAGTAGTTCAAGCTGTGGGCGAGGCAATCGCAAACGTAATTGAAACGATAACAACATCAGTAATTAGATTACAAGATATTGACGGTGGTAAATTATTAACAACCGCCGCCGGTATAGTCGCAATAGGTGGTGCAATAGCTGCACTTGGTGCAGGAAAAGCGGCAGAAGGATTTGGTTCTTTTGTTGGTAAATTATTTGGTGGAGGAGACGATCCATTTGAGAAATTGATAGGCTTTTCAGATAGAATGAATCCAGAAAAATTAGTATCCACTGCAAATGGTCTGAAAGTATTGGGTGACGTATTCAAGAGTGTTGCTGATTCTGTAAATTTACTTGCAAGTTCATTAGATAAGATAGACCTATCAAAGATGGATTCTGCCCTTGAAAAGTTAAAAGAAGCAAAGGAATTGACAGATATGTCAGTTGGTGAAGGTATTGCTGCCGCGGCAGAATCTTTTGTTGGTGGTATAACAAATATATTCGGTTCATCTGAAGAACAAAAGACACAATCAGTTTCTGCTGGTACTACTGTAATTAGTGGAGCTGGTGGTGGTACTGATAATTCAATGGCGAAGGTAGAACAAAAACTTGACACACTAATCAATGTTCTTTCTGCCGCAACATCAACTCCAACCGTTATAAAGTTTGGTGATAAAGTAGTAGACGAAATAAAAACACAACTAAACTTTAGAAAAGCATACACAGGAACGGATATTGCATATGGCAAGACTCTCGGAAATTGAAATAATGACCATTTCATATATTTATACTAAACAATGGGTATCAAATGGCATTAGTAGACTTATCATCTGATTTATCGAAGTTCCGTTCCGAAGTTTCCAGAGAACCTAAAAATACACCGGAATCTTCAAAGGCAACTAACAATAAGAATTTCGCAACCTTTCAGCCTATAACTGAGAAGTTGTCACAATTCTCTATGAATATACCACGTCAAGAACCTAAAAAATTAGAATCAAAATTAGATTCTACCCGTTTAGATGATATAGTAAAAATGCTTTCTTCCGAACTCACAATAAATCGAGTTTCTAGACTATCGGCAATAAATGACGAATATGATGGACAAACACGAACATTTGTCCCAGACAACATGGTTTCAGACAGACTTGGAAAAATTCAGATAGATCAATTTTCAAGTAGACTAACAACGTCAAATGTAGTTCCTATAAAACAATCACCGGGTTCAAATAACACAACATCACAAACTGATGTTAGGTATCAAGAACAAGGTATATTCAATACTACATCTCCTACGAATATCACATCCGATAGTAATGAACAAACCAACAACATAGTGAATCCTGATATTGATGTAATCGTTCCACCACAGACTTTTGATAGAACGGCATCAAGTCCATTTGTGTTAGTAAATCAAGAAGAGTCTACTAATAACATAACAGACCCAAAAACAGATATACTACGAAAACCACTATCGTTCGATAGAGAAAATCAAAGCGTTGAAATATCGAAGGATTTAGATTCACCAATAAACAATATAACAGATCCAAAAACGGTTTTGGATATAAATGTACTAACGTATGACCGAATAAAACAAAGTCCTTCTATAATCACGGATATAAAACAAGACGGGTTCGTAACAGATCCAAAAACACAAGTTTTCAGGTTTGATGGTGCAACGGTACAAACTGAAGATAATAGTCGATTGAATGTTGACGGTCTTCCTTTGAGATTTATTCCAATATCTAGATTGGAAAAGTTTGAATTACCAAGAGAAGTTGATATTGCAAGATATGATTTAGAAAGCATCCAAACTGAAGATAACAGTAATCTGAACGTGGATGCCGTAATAAAAACAAATCCTTCGGATAGACATGAAAATCCAAATGATTCAAGACTTTCTATTATAGGTACACAACAAGTAAACTTTTTCCAAGATAATAATGGAAAGGGATTTATTGTCAGGGCACAAAAGGGTGAAACAAGTTACACAGGCCAGTCTCAATTTGGGTGGTCTGGTAAAAGAGAATCTGCCCCAACAACAAATTTCATAACGGATGTAAACGGAAAAGGTTTTACAAAGTTCTCTCAAATAGGAATAACAGACTACGAAACAGAATCTTCTGTATTTGGATTTACAACAATCCAATCTACCGATTTCTTTGATAGAACAAAAACATTTACGTCAACCGGATTCAAGACATTTTCAACTCTATATGAGTCCGACTACAAACAGGATTCATCTCAGTTTGATTGGGATGGTGGACGAGAAAATGCACCTGAATCAAATTACTTTGATATAACAGGAAAGAATACTACGGTTGGATTCCATAAGTTTGCTGAACTGTATGATACAAAGTTTATTCCAGATTCATCTATATTCGATTGGGATGGTTCACGGGATAACGCACCAGAGACAAATTACTTTGACATAACAGGAAATAATACAACGGTTGGATTTCATAAGTTTGCCCAAATCTATGATACAAAGTATATTCCTGAATCGTCGTTATTTGATTGGGATGGTTCACGAGAAGATGCCCCTGAAGTAAATTATTTCGATATTACTGGAAACAATTCGTCTGCTGGTTTTCATAAGTTTGCACAACTTTATGATACAAAATATGTAGCCGAATCTTCTTTATTTGATTGGGACGGTTCAAGAGAGAATGCACCGGAATCAAACTATTTCGATATTACTGGAACAAACTCGTCAGCTGGATTCCATAAGTTTGCACAAATCTATGATACAAAATATGTCCATGAGTCTTCAATCTATGATTGGGACGGAACACGAGAAAGTTCACCAGAAGTAAATTACTTTGACTTGAATTCACAACATACAACAACTGGATTCCATAGACTTGCACAGATTTACGATACCAAATACATTCCTGAATCTTCAAGATTTGATTGGGATGGTGTTCGTACAAATGCACCAGAAGTAAATTACTTTGATTTGAACTCGCAACATACAACTACTGGATTCCATAGACTTGCACAAATTTACGATACCAAATACATTCCTGAGTCTTCTTTATTTGATTGGGACGGTGTTCGTACAAACTCACCAGAAGTAAACTTCTTTGATTTGAATAAACAACACCAGACAGTCGGTTTCCACAGATTAGCTCAGATATATGATTCGAAGTTTATAAAAGACGCTTCGTTATTTGATTTTGATGGTGGAAGAAATGATGCACCTGAAGTAAATTACTTTGACTTGAACAGTCAATTCACAACAAAGGGATTTGAGAAATTTGCACAAACGTATGTTACAAAGTACATAAAGGATTCGTCACGATTTGATTTTGATGGAACAAGTAGAAGTGCACCTGAAACTGATTTCTTTGATATAACTAAAAAGAACACTTCAAAGGGTTTTGAAAAATTCCCACAGTTGTTAGTATCTCGTTATGTGAAGGATTCTTCTCAATTCGATTTCGATGGTACAAGTAGAAGTGCGCCAACAACGGATTTCTTCCCAAATACAAACTCAAAGGGATTCACATCATTTGCTCAAAAACTACAAACGGAATATGTAAAAGACAGTAGTGAATTTACATTCAAAGGATCTTTGCCGAAAGAAGTAAATTTCTTCCCAGACGATAATCAATCTGGTTTTATAAACAAGACTCCGTTGTTAGAAACAAAATATGAAAAAGATACATCGAGATTTACTTTCAAAGGAACTTTACCAACTCCTGTTGATTTCTTCCCTAATACATCTGCAACTGGATTTGATGTAAAGACTACTCCTCTTGAAACAAAGTATATTCAAGATGTTAGTAGATTTACATTCAAAGGAAGTCGTACAGAGGCACCGTCAGTCAATTATTTTGCAGATGATTTCAATGCCGGATTTACAACACTTACTCAACCACTTACTACTCAATATCAGGCTGATGTATCGAGATTTACTTTCAAGGGAACTCGTCAAGATGCACCATCGGTAGATTATCTACAAAATAATCCAGCACCAGGATTCCAAACACTTGTACCACCACTTGAAACATCATATAATAAAGAAGTAAGCCGTTTTACTTGGACAGGGACAAGACAAGATTCACCTGAAGTTGATTTCTTGAAAATACCTGGTGGTAATCCAAATGCAGTATCTGGATTTACAAAGTTATTTAGCGATGTAACTGCAACAAAACTATCTGATAGTTTTTCTAGATTTTCAATTGAAAGTGCAACTAACTTTTCATCTGTAAAGAAAGTCCCGTATACAAAGTTCTTTGGATTCAATCCAATGGAGAGATCGGGATTTCTAGTGGGAATGACAAATACAAATTCTTCACTTTATCCTTTACTCGACCCAAGACTTACACCAGATGATACATCTGATATTAGACTCGGTATTGAAGAAGCTAGGGGTGGAAATAGAAGACAAAGAACAACAGATAACGTCGGTAAATATGCACCAAAAACTTTAGGTGGACTGTTCTGGTCAGATGGAACAAATACTGGAACGGCAACACTTGGTAATCAAGTCCCTTTCATGAAGGTAAAGAGTGAAGGATTTAGTAGTACATATTTCCGTAAGTATGAAAGACTGGCAAAAGATAGTACACAAGGTCTCGGTTACTTAACAAAGTGGTCAATAACAAGAAGATCTCCATCTCCATTGGATGAACAATATAACAAATATAAACTTCAGGCAGAATCAACAAATTCAGAACCTGCGTTTTTCAATCAACCTTATGTTGTTCGTGGTATTCAACGTGACGGTGAAGTTGAAAATCAACGTTGGGGATTTGGTGTAACATTTGATGATGGAATTGTACGTGGCGGTGTTGTAACACAAGCTGAACGAATTCTTCAAGATGTATTTCGTATTGGTAAATTTACTGCAAGTGTCAAAGGTCTGATGTTTAATGTAAAACAGTTAGGATTACAGGCGATGGGTTCACCCGTTGATGTCAATCCAAAACAACCTTTGAGTGGAATATTTGGTATTTCATCTACTCTCATATACAATCCATTGACAATGATTGCTAATGTTGCAACTGCAAGAGCTGGTGTTCATTTGGCACGTCATGGTATAAACCCGTTTGACTCTTCATTCCTAAACAAATACGAAGACGCAACTATTAGTAGAGAAAGTAATATTAGTCTTTCATCACCAGATTACAAGTCATTTGAAAACTTAACAACACCTGGAAAACTTATAAGAGATCCCGGTGGCTATAATAGATTGATAGGATTGATGAAAGAATTGTTACCAAATTCATTCCAACCAACTAAAAAAGAATCATTGATTCAGGGACCTCCTAATTTATCTGCATTTCTTGGTGATAAGGAGATTAATAGAATATCAAGTACATTCGGTGGTGCACAATCTTATTTTGGAATTGGTGGTACAACAATTCGTAAATCATCACATCCATATCTGACAACATATACTACTGCACCTTCTTTAGAAAATACAACACCTGCAGGCCAAGGTGGAATAAACATTATTTCACAACAATTACCTCAATATCTTGATTCTGCAAAAAGAGATACGTTTTATGGGGCCTCTGGACCAACTTACGCATCTGAATTAAAATCAAGTCAATCTGAAGGTGGTAATTCATTCTTCGGAATATTGCGTGCACTGGCATATTCGATTGGAAACACAAGAGAACCAAACGTATCTTCTACTCCAAATGGATTGAAGGAAAAGATAAAGATACAAAAAGAAACTTTAGAGAATATAGAAAATCTAAAACCATTTGATCCAAAATACAGAACACCACTTGCAAATATACAACACATTTCAAAAGTTAGTAGAGTTGCAGGAAATAGAGGACTGGATCAAGGACCATCAGACCAGATTGCAGACTATGACACAAATCCAATAAAGAAATATAGAACTTCTAATTATAGTCAGCTAAAGAGAAATTCAAGAGGTAATAGTAAACTAAATGATTTTCGATTTGGGTTTACAACAGATTCCGATACAAAGGGATTTTCAACAGACCCTGATAACGCTTACTTTGAATTTTCAAACTTGGAATATAGATACGGGTTGGGTGAACATGGTGAAGCCGGTGCAGACCGTTCAAAGCCGTTTGTAAATAATATCAGTTATGCTAAATTTGATAAAACAAGTCCAAATGCAGCCGGAACATTTAAAGCTGGTGAAAGTAAATATAATGATTATGCGATTCCCAAAGAAAAAACAGGAAGAAAATTCAGAGGGGACCGTATAAACATAATAGACTATAAGAGATCTCATATTAAACTAAACACATCTGCTGTTTATGAACTCGGTCAAGAATATACGGATGGTATACCTGGTAATGAAGATTTAGTTGAATTTTATTTTTCATCACTTGTTCTAAACGGACACGTAAACTGTCCCGCGGAAGTCATAGTATTCAGAGCAACATTTGGTAATATAACTGATAATCATAATCCTTCTTGGAATGCTATAAAATACATGGGTCGAGCAGATCCACTCTATGTTTATCAGGGATATGAAAGAGATATTTCATTTGATTTTACCGTTCACATTGGTTCTCGTGATGAAATGAAGGCATCTTGGAGAAAACTAAATTATCTTGCATCATGGACTGCACCTGAATACTTGCGTTCTGGATATATGAGAGGTCCTATGGTTCGTTTGAATATAGGACATCTTTATCGTAAAATGCCTGGATACATTAGTTCATTGAGTTATACATTTGATAATACTCAAACACAATGGGAAACGGCAAAACTACCAGAGGATTTGGACCTTATGTCAAATCCGGAAATAGCAAACTTATCTAAACCTGGTGTATTGCAATTGCCGAAACATATACAAGTAAATGTTGGATTTGTTCCAGTTGGTGTTTACCGACCAGAGTTCCGTGGTGTTATGTATTCTCTATATGATGATTCTCAGGGTGGTAATGATAATACAGAAAGTGGATTGATGCCAGAAAACGCGGCACGAGTCAATTATTTCAATGAGTTTGATAGTCTAACTGAACTAAAATCTTACTCTGGATTTGATGAAGATGGCAAATCATATACAGAAAATCCACAACAAAAATTTGAATCAATAAGTGGTCAAAGACAACGGCCTAAAAAACTTACTGCTAAAGAGAGAGAAGAGGCAGAAGCCGCGGCGCTGCAGGCACAGGGAGCTGAGTTGGGACGCCAAGCAGAAGCGGAGAGGATAAGACAAGAACGTGAGGCAATGGCATCAGAAATGGATTTTGCAGCCGGAACTTAAAAATCATATGAATGACTAATATTTATAAAAGAGGTAAAAATGTCATCAAGATACGAAAATGCTAATATAGTAGTGAATTCTAAAAAGATAGACTCTGACGGGACAGAACGGTTTGTTAGAAGATTAGAAACCGTATTATATCCTGATTTTAACAACCTTGTTCCAAATGATACATATATTTTATCACAACAAGGTGACAGATTAGATATTCTGGCAAAAGAATTTTATGGAGATGAAGTTTTTTGGCACGTAATTGCAAAAGCAAATCAAATTGGTCACGGCACACTAATAGTCCCACCAGGCAGAATTATCAGAATCCCATACTACGATGATTATCAACCTATTTCAAGACTTATAAAAGAACTAAACGAAAGGCGATAGTCATGGCAAAGATAGATGGAGTAGAAATAAATCCATTTTATAATAAAGTAAGCGACGAAGTAAGAGGAGAATTGGCATATAGATCAAAAGTCTATGGTAATAAAATACGATCGACTCCACCAACCGAAAATGCAGATGATGGGGCAATGAGGTTGACTTGGGCATATGGTAAAACCGCATGGGCAAAAGTTTTAGGTAATGGAGTGACATTAGGCAACTATAACTACAGACTGATGTCAGATGCTAGTGGAAATTTGACTCTTTATGATTCAACTAGAAATCAACCAAAATTTCCATTATTACAAACTTTAGAAGTCACAAATGAAGGAACTCTTGGATCTCTTATACGTTCTTCATTTTCATTTATAGCATATCCAGATATAACCTCTGCTGGATTTAACATGAACTCACTGGAAAAGGCATTCTTTACTCCAGGTGAAGAAGTAACTATAAGTTGGGGATGGTCTGTTAGAACTGGTAAAGCTAATTTTGGTAAGTTTGAAGGAATTATAAATAACTTCGACTGGAGTGTAAATGGTGATTTATCAATAAATGGTAGGTGTCAAGTAGTTTCAAAGGGAACACTTGCTGTTGGTATTTCTGGAGAACAAACAAATCCCGATAGTAAACCTGCACAAGATCCATTAGGACAACCACTTCCAGACGGAGGTCTTGCCAGTTTGATTGAAAAGGAGATTCAAACACTTACTGATAAAAATCCAACTGCACTTGGTCTAGGTAAGACACAATTTTATGGTGCCAGCGGGGATCAAAAATTATCATACTATGCAATAGGTATGCCAATGAGTCCAGCAGACGATACTGGTGGTGGAACACAACCACCCGCTGGTAATAATCAAACTCCACCAAAAGATCCACCCAACCCGGTAGTACAGAGTGTTTATTATGTAAAATTTGGAGATTTGGTAAAACACATATATGATGCAATTGCTAAATCTGCAATTGGTACAATGATTGCAGATATTCAGGTTTGGGGGAATAAAATGCAATACTATGGAGATTTTGCGGGTACCGGTGGTGGCCTTGTTTCATGTACACCGGAAGAAATATTTTTTCCAGATCCTAAAATGGGCACATATGGTAAATTTAAACCATTTGAAAATAGTTTGATGAATCCAACTACCAATGAATGTGAAATAGCGGGAACCCTGATTGCAACAAATACAATTATAGAAGTCTACAAAAAACACCTTTCAGAAAACCAAACAAGTATAGAGGGTAAAAATCTTGTTGGATTTTTCAATCAACTTATAGGTAAAATAAATCTAGCTGCTGGTGAAGTTTACCAACTGACTGCAACTATCATAGATCCCCCTCTTGGTGCAAAAGAAACAAGATCTATACTTGCGATAGAAGATACTAATATATCAGACGAAGATGCAAAAGTTGTACCATATCAATTTGAGGCAACTATAGCAAAACCAATAATGAAAAGTGTGAGTATAACGTGTAAACCACCTGCACTTGCTGCAGCAGCTGTTTTTGCTGAAGGTCGTGGTGCTGCCGTTGCACCACCAGTTGATGCAAAATACAATAAGACGGAGCAATCGGTCGAATTTGAGGCTGCAAAATCACAAATAACTGAAATCGTAAAATCTTTTGAAACGAATGGTGCTGGTAAGAAATTTACAACTGGTTTGAAAGATAATTATGCAAAAGTAAAAAGATCAGCCGGTACAGGTCACTGGTTGAACAAAGTTTTATATCCGATAGATTTTAGTGTTACGATGGATGGTATTGATGGATTTTATTTTGGAAATGTAATAAGAACTAATTTAGTACCCGACTCATATGGTGAAATGGTGTTTGTTGTAACAAAGGTTACACATTCTATAAAAGATGGTGTTTGGGAAACAACATTGACAACAAAGGCAAGAACTGAGGATTAATGGCTACTAGAAAGAAACTATATTATTCCGAAGTCGAGATAGAAAAAAATCTCGTAACAAACGGTAAACAATGGATGCTCTTAGAAAATTGGGAAGAGTACATTGGTTATTACCATTCATACAGTTCTACACGAGAAGTGTATACTGAAAAAGAATGGCATCCAAAAAAATCAAAAGTTCTTGTACCATTCAAGGAAAAACCAAAGTCTTATTTCAATTATATTGATTTGGTTAGTTATACGAGAGATAGTGGTGAAAAACGAAGATTTTCTGGCCCATCAAGATATGATAACTTCACAAGCCCCGTCTATGTAGCCAGAATACCAACCCCGAAAGAGTTACAAGAAGGTATAATGGAAAGATATTTTCTAATAAAACGAAATGAAAAATCAATCAGAACACCAATAGAAATAGATCAAATACAGGCAAAAACATACAACGACTCCGATAGTGGTATAAATCAGTTTCTGTATGAACTTGTCAAAATGCCATGGAAGATTCAAGGTCCTGAATTTGATGTTTTTGATGGCAGTATTCTAAAAATACCGGGTGTAGTTGATACAAATAGAAGAATTGTTGATAGATTCTCAAAAAATTTTCCTATATTGAGAAAGGTTCTAACGAACTTCAGAGAATTTTCAATTTATAACGTCAACAACGCTTATTAGGAAATATGTTTCAAGATACCCCATGTATCTGTATTCCATTCTTTTCAAATAACAACATCCATTCATCAGAATTGGAAATTGTAGGTTTGTATCTTTATTTCATTGATGGAACTACAAAACTTGTAAACTTTACTCATCCAGATTCACTCCCATTTGAATATGGATTGGACTCAATAAAACTTCATCCAAATTCACTTATCCTAAATAAGAAGTCTATATCATATCACTCATTTGATGATGGCATAGATTTAAATTCATATTTACATTACTACATACACGACCATGTAAATATACAAGAATTTTATACAACCGTAATGGAGAAATTTTACTCTCGGTATTATCTATCTAAAAAATTGACCAAGATAATTCCACTATCAAAGTTGATTGAGTTTGCGGAAAACATTATTCTTTATGTTCTTCCATATTACAAACCCGAAAAGATTTCACAAGAATGTATTGACTACTGTAATGACTTTACAAACACATTCAAATTTATAGAATCAAATGACATTCCTGTTGATGACGAAATGAAGAAGCAAAACTATATGTGGTACACTGCAACTTCCCGTCCAAGTAACTCATGGAACAACTTCAACTTCTCTGCCCTAAATAAAAACGATGGTACACGTAATAAGATCCATTCTAGATTTGAAAACGGCAAGATAGTTCAGTTTGACTATGATGCTTTTCACATCAAACTACTTGCAAAGATTCTTGACTACAAGTTCACTAAACACCCATACGATGAAATAAAGGAAGAGTTAGGACTCGATATTCCTTACGATGAAGTAAAGTCACGGGTGTTCCAAAACATATATGGAACAATCACAGACCAATTCTTACAACATCCATTCTTCCAAAGAGTTCAGGCAATGATTGATGAGTTGCATCAAGAGTATGTGCACAATGGATATACAGAATCGTATTTCTATCACAAGAGATTCCGTGATATAGAAGACCCAACACCAAACAAGGTCTTCAATTACTTCTTACAATCATTAGAGACAGAATACAACGTCCGTAAATTAAAAACGATTCTACCTCTATTACAGGACAAAAGAACGGTATTGTGTATGTATCTGTATGATGCGTTCATATTTGACATTCCACCCGATGAATTAGAATCTATACCGCAACTAAAACGTGCATTTGAAACAGATGGTATGACAACTAAATGTTCAATTGGTGAGAATTTTGGTAGTATAACTCCATATTTATAGTCATACACTAT